AACGCCAGAAGATGTAAAGAATATTGCGAGGATAACGATTGAATCATGTGATAAAACAGCACAAGCTCTAAAGACTCTATTGAATAACTCGGAGTCTACAAAGGGTGAAAAAGCTGAACCAGTTAAGCAAAAGGTCGAAGAACCAGCTGAGGCGCAAAAGCGCAAGGTTGTTAAAACTACAAAGCTCATTATGAAAGCTTTAGAGTTATTGCTTAAAGAAATAAAAAATTAAAATGGACAAAACTTTAAAAGAAAAACTCGCTCAAATTTTAGCAGACGACGCTCCTAAGAAAGAAGAAAAGAAAGACGCCACTGACGAAAAGCAAGTGAAAGAACTATCAGCAGGAATTGCTGAAAGTATCACTAAGCAAGTTTTCGAGAAATTAGAAGCTAGCAAAAAGGCTTCTGACGATTCAGAAAAAAAAGCCGCTAAACTAAACGAAGTTGGCGCATCCGTAGCATCCGTAACATCCCCTAAGATTGAGGTTGCTGAATATCAAAAATCTATCTACACAAAGAAAAATGGAAAAGAACTTGTTATCGGAAAATCCGCTGCACAAGATTTAGGAAGGTGGTATAAAGCCACAGCTAAACACGACTCAGACGGAGCTAATGATATTCGAAACGAAATCAATAGCAAATATGCTTCTATCACAAAAAACGGAGTAGAGCCTATGAATGAAACTAACACTGCCGACGGTGGTGCATTGGTTCCTACAATTTTAGCTAATTTTATCGTAGAGATAAAAGAAGACGTAGCTAAAATGAAATCGAACTCCTACGGTATAGATATGACTGATATGCCTTCTAACACTTTGGATATCTCGAAAGAGTTAACTAATCCTAAGGTTGCTTGGGGAGGTATAGAACAGTACGATACTGATAAATCTACAACTTCCGCACAATACGAAACTCAAACTTTGACTCCTTACACAGTTGCAGGAATCATAACGATAACTAACCAATTGATCGCTGACTCACCATTCAGTATGGTGCAAATATTATCTCGACAATTAGGACGTGCATTGGCTACAGAAGAAGATAGAGTAGCTATCAATGGTACTGGTGTAAACCAACCAACAGGAATAAGTACTTACACAGCTAGCTCGACAGTTGACGCTGGTGATAACTTAGCATTCCAACATCTTAACACTGCTTATTGGAGCATGAGAGAAGCTTATAGAAATACTTCTACAACTTTCTGGATCATGAACTCAAGCAGAATGGGATTGGTTCAAGGGTTAAGAGATGCAAATAACCGACCTATCTACATAGATGCAACTCTAACAACAGAGCTTCCTAAGTTGAATAACATTAGGATATTGGAGAATAACAATGTTGCAAATAACAGAATCTATCTTGTAAACCTAGACTACTACATGTGGGCATATAAGGATGGAATCAGCATTGATATCGCAGATCAAGCAAGCGTAGGTTCGTCTGATCCTATTAACTTATGGATGAGAAACATGAAAGCTATTAGAGCTGAACAACGTTACGACGCCGAACTTGTAGATACAAGAGGACTTGTGTCCATAACAAATCCGTAGTCTGAAACGATTACATTTCTACGAGCTGACCCTTCCGAGGGTTAGCCGTAGAGAATTAATCAAAAAATAATGAGATTAAAAATGATTAAAAATTACAAGGTATATTCAGAAGGAGACTTTGTGGATACTGATGCGGAATACGGAGACATCCTAGTAGGAAAAGGAGTAGCCACTTACAATGTAGAGGTTCCCAACGCACGGAATAAGATGATATCAACGAAAAAGAACAGAAAGGTTTATAAGAAAAAACCTAGAAAAGCAGGAAAGTAAAAATATAATAAATCTAGCCTATAAAAGCGAGATCCAATCCTTAAAAAGGAAGTCTCGTTTTTTTATAAATAATTACTAAGAAAAAGTGGCGTTAAATTCATATAGCTGGACAACTGTCGCTAGACAGAAAATATTTCAAGGAATAACAGGTTCGACCAATGATTCTGTTATAGAGGCCTTAATTAATGCAGGCACAGATTTCCTAGAGTCAGAACTTGGAGGACGCCGAATAAAGCAAACTACTTATGCAAACGAGGAATACGACGGAACGGGATCTAATCAACTGATTCTAAGTAACTGGCCAGTAGCAAGCGGAACTACCCCTACCTTGCAAAGACGTACAACGAGCCAAAATGAAGACAGTTGGGAAACCGAAAACACCACGGATTATAAGACGAATACTACTACGGGAATAATATCATTCACTACAAATCGAGTTTTCCTAGCCATACCCGCTCACTATAGGGTTACTTATCAGGCTGGATACGATTTTGATAACGCTGCTACTTACCTATCGGACGCAGGAGCGGGCGACCTAGAATTAGCTTGCTGGATGCTAATAAGAGACCTATTCAACCAAAAGAATACTTCAGGAAATATCAAGTCGGAATCAATCGGGAACTATAGCGTAGAATTTGCCGCCTTAAAAGACGTAGGACTACATCCGGAAGTTCAAGCAATCATTAGAAAGTATACACGACCTCAAATTTACTAATATGCCATGCCAACAATACAAAGATTTTATAACAGAACGGTAACGATACGTAGGTATAACGCTGGGAGTGCTCAACGAGATTTCAGTACGGTAACGGCTTCACAAGAAACCCATATCCAAAGAGATACGAGCACGCCAACAATAGACAGATACGGAGCTGACGCTGCTATTTACACCGCTTGGATGGACGTAGATGCAGACATAAAGCATGGAGACATGGTAGTCGATACTGACGGACTAGTTTACAAGGTGACAGGCGTAATCAAGCAAGGACAAGATACCGCAATTAACGAACATAAGGAAGTATTCATGAGGCAATACGATAAATAATATGGGTAGGACTATAAACGTAACAATTAAAGGTTTACCACAATTCAGAAGAGCTATGCTTCGCTACCCAGCAATATCAAAACCTTTGATCAATCAAGCAATAAAGAAATCAATCGGAAGCATAGAAGACAAATCAAAACCGAAAACACCAGTAGACACAGGAGCATTGAAAGCGAGCTACAGGCAAAAGTTCAGCAACATGAGAGGGGAATTACAGCCAGGTGCGGTACTACCCTCTAGCAAGTATGCGTTCTATGTACATGATGGAACAACAAAAATGTCAGCAAGACCCTTTCTTAAAGAAGGTGTCGAAGGTGCTCAAACACAAATCAATAAGAATTTTGAAAAAGCTCTGAAGTCAACTATTAGCAAAATAGCAACCTCAACAAGAATATAATGGCAAACCAAATAACAACCCAAATAAGAGACCGCATAAAAGTTAAACTTCAGGAAATAACTCAGCTAAATAACGTAGTCGGTTACCCAGATTTAGATCCAATGCCAATGCCTGCCGCTACTATAACCCCGATAGGAATAGAGCCTGACACATCGCAAGGGGAGAACGTGAGGGACTATCGAACCTACATATATAGGATAGATGTATTCGAACCAGTCCTACGAGAAGAGGCCAACACAGTGTCGACAGCAATTTACAACTTATACGAAATCGGAGAAAGAGTCATGGATAAGTTTACTTTGGATAAACAATGGGCATCACCCACATCATTTCAGGATAACGTGGCTTCAGGAATTAACTTCATAGGACTTGAACCTGTTATCGGGGAATTTACTCAAGATCCAGAAAGTAAAGCACTAATACTAGAAGTTACCCTAAGGGTTACAGTATTAGTTCCAAATTTAAACTGTACTTAAACGTACTTAATTAAAAATTTAAAATAAATATATGGCAGGACAATTTACAGGAAGAAGAGTCTCTGTAGGGCTTGGTAAAGAAGCTACCCGAGGAACAGGAGTAGCTCCGACCGAATGGGCTCCACACACTTCGCTTTCATTTGATGATAAAGCTGAAAAGGCTGACCTCACAGATGCAATGGGAGTAATAGACGACTCTAATGAAACTCGTTTAGTTTCCAAGTGGGGAGAAGGTTCTATAGAGGGAAACGTGAGAGGAGACTCTTTCGGGCTTATTCTTTACGCAATGATGGGAGCAATTTCCAGTGCGGTTATAGAGACAACAGCTTATCAACATACTTTCACAGAATCGCAAACTAACAATCATCAAAGCTTAACAATCGTAGCAGCAGACCCAATAGGATCTAGCAGATTCGTTAACGCGGTTTTGAACAGCTTGGAGATTAAAGTGGATGTCAACGCAGTTGTAACCTATACAGCTGAGTTCATGAGCAAGACAAGCAAGGGAACTACTGCAACTGCCTCATTTAGCGC